GGCGGGCCTGGAAGAAGCTGGCCCCGGATATGGCTCTGTGCCGGGTAATGGCGCAAGCGCTGGACCGGCAGAAGCAGTTCGAAGATTGGCGGCGGGAGGATGGGCGCTACATCCCCTACCCCGCCACCTGGCTCAATGGCCGCCGCTGGAAGGATAAGCTGCCTCCGATGGCGGGAGCTGCCGCCTACAGCGAGGAGGGCTACGATGGAATTTAAAAAATCTATGAACCTTGCGGCGCAGTACCTGACCTTTACGGAGCGGTTCATGGACCCCAAGCTGCCCCAGGGCCTCTGGTTCTGCGACAACCTAGTGGAGGTATCGCTCATCCAGATCAACGCCGTATGCCTTGGCTCCGGCAGCGAGTGGAGCGATGTCGCCAAGTGCCAGCCGTTCTTTGAGCACTTCCCGTACATCGTCATTGTAACGCCCAACGCCCTTGCCCGGGAGCGGCTGGTGCAGGAGCTGCGTCCCCGCCTGCCGGCATCCTGTATCTACGTCATCCAGGACGCGGGCTTTGAAAACTGCAAGACCATCGAGCAATACACCATCCTGCACGGGGCGTCCAGCCTCCCGAACATCCTCGCCGGGGCGGTAGAGCTGCCGGCCTACGGGATCCAGGACCTGTCGGAAATACCCCCTCGGGATATGACCAAGGTCCCACGGACCCTCTCCCGCTTTGACCGGCTGGACAAGAGCATCGGCGGCTTTTTCGCCGGGGAACTGTCCGTATGGACCGGGAAGCGGGGGGCCGGCAAGAGCACCCTGCTCTCCCAGCTGCTCCTGGAGGCAATCGACCAGGGTCACGCCGTCTGCGCGTATTCCGGGGAACTGGACAAGGCCCAGTTCCGGGAATGGGCGTACCTTCAGGCAGCGGGGCCGGGGCACATCACCTATCGGGACGACCCCTTGACTGGGAAGCGCCTGCCCGTGGTGGACCGTCTGGTGGACCATCGGATTTCCGAGTGGATAAAAGAGCGTTTTTGGCTGTTTGACCTGGAGAAGAATACCCGCCACGACCCGGAGGCGATTCTCCGGCAGTTCGCCTACGCGAAAATGCGCTACAACGCGGACGTCTTTCTGGTGGACAACATCATGTCCGTGGACTTCGACTATAAGCGGGACGCGGATTTCAACCGGGTGCAGTCCCAATTCACGCAGCTGCTGGCCGCGTTTTCCAAGCGGCAGCATGTACATACACACCTGGTGGTCCATCCCCGGAAAAGCACCAGCGGGAAGAACGCGGAGATTACCGCCGATGACGTCCACGGCAGCGGCGACATTACCAACCGGGCGGACAACGTCTTTTTCCTGACCACGCACGCCTCCGGGACGGAGACAAAGCCCATGCTGATGACGCTGAAAAACCGGGACTTCGGTTCCCGGATCCACCAATGGCTGGACTTCGATAAGAAATCCCGGCGCTTCTTCACCGAAGGCTCCGGCGACCCGAAGCGGCCCTATGGCTGGGACATGGATGCGCAGCAGGTACAGATGGAGGAGGTCACAACAACGGACCCGGAAAACCCATTCTTAGAAACGAGGGACTGACATGCGTAAAATTGCGATTATGAACAACAAGGGCGGCGTGGGGAAAACCGTCACCGCCCTCAATCTGGCGGACATCCTGGTCCGCGACTATAAAAAGCGGGTCTTGCTGATGGACTGTGATGGGCAGATGAACCTCACCCGCTTCTACCTGCCGGATTTTGACCCGGAGGTGCAGTACACCATGGCCTCCCTGCTGGCGGGGGACGGTGAACCGCTGTGGAGCGAGAATCTGATGCCCATTATACCAGGCCTGGATTTGATTCCCGGTTCTCCGGCCCTGTACAACCTGGATTTGGAGGCCATTCGGGGCGGCATGAGCGATACGTTTGCCATCCGGCAGTTCTGCGAGGCGGTGGAGGAGGACGGCGAGGTGGATTTCATCATCTTCGACTGTCCGCCAGGCTATACGCTGGCCAGCATTTCGGCGCTGATCGCCGCGGATGAGGTCGTGATCCCCATGCTGGTGGACGGGTTCAGTTTTGCCGGCGCCTTGGACATGGAGGAGCAGCTGAACAGCCTCCAGGCGGTGAAATCCGGCTCCAAAATCGCCGGGGTGCTGGTGACGCAGTGGCGCCGGAGGAGCGCCGTAGTGCAGCAGGGGGAGGAGCTTCTGCGGGAGCTGCCCGTCAAGGTGTTCGATACGGTCATCCGCCGGACGGACAAGGTGCCGGAGAGTACGTTTGACCGCCAGCCCATTGCCCGCTACAGCCCTGGCAGCGCGGCGGCCCAGGACTACCGGAAGTGGGTGCGGGAGTATCTGGGGGAGGCGCTTTGATGGGACGGGCGTTTGATATCAGCAAATATGCCGCGGGCATCCGGAACCGGGGCGCACCCCCCGCACGGGCGCGGGATATTGAGAGCATCACCAGCGAGATTCTTCAGCTGAAGCGGGATGCCGGCAGCGCTATCCTGGGCATTGGAGACCGTTTGATTGAGGCGAAGGCCCTGCTTCCACACGGCGAGTGGCTTTCATGGCTGACGGAACGGGTTGAATTTTCCGAGAGCACGGCCCAGCGCTTTATGCGGCTGGCCAGAGAATGGAGAAATCCTTCAGCGCTGACGGATTTGGGCGCTACGAAAGCCTTAACGCTCCTGGCACTGCCGCCCGAAGAGCGGGAGCAGTTTATGGCGGAAAATCACATCGTGGACGGCGGGGAGAAAACTGTCATTGATATGACCTCCCGGGAGCTGGAAAAGGCCATCCGGGAGCGGGACGAGGCCAAAAGGGCGGCAGAGGCCGCCCAGGCCGAGGCAATGGCCGCTGGGCAGAGCCGGGCCAAGATGGAAGCGGACATGGCCGTGCTGAAGCAGCTCCATGAGGCGGCGCAGAAGGCCGAGGCTCAGGCCCGGGAAGAGCTGGAGACCGCCCGGGCGGAGCTGAAAGCCCTCCGGGAAAAGCCCGTGGACGTGGCTGTGGAGACCGTGGTTGACCAGGAAGCTGTCGAAAAGGCGAGGGCGGAGGCTGCCGCTGAAATGCAGGCGAAGGTGGACAAAGCCGAGGCGGCGCTGGCCGAAGCCCGTGCCTGGCTGGCCGAAGATTCGGACGTGCTGATGTTTGAAATCCTTCTCCGCCAGACGCAGGAGCAGGCCGCTAAGCTGCGCGGACTGCTGGTAAAAATCCAGGACCGGCATGACAGCGGCGTGGCCGCAAAGCTGCGGATGGAGCTGCTGGCTCTGGCGGATACGGTGAGGGAAGGTGTGACATGAACGATGCGGAATTGATTCGGGCGCTGCAGCAAATCAGTGTGCAGGACCGGCACCGGTGCTTTGGATGCGGCTATGAGCACAGATGCAGCCTCCGCGGCTGCGCGATTATCAATGCGGCAGTAAAACGGCTGGAGGCATTATCCGACTTGGAATTTGGCAATGAAAATCAAACTATGGGAGCACCTGGCTGAAACCGGAGAAATTGTGATGGCTAAATTTTTCCCGAGAGATTGCGATAAATCATGCAAGCATTTCCATATGTGGGATATGAGTATCGATGATTGGACTTGCGTATGCGACTTGCTTGGTGTACAGATTGCCGAGTGTGATGCCTATGATGGATTGCATTTACTCCCTATCTGTCCCCAAATGCAGATAGACTATGCTTGTCGGTGCACGGATTCTACACCAAAGAAGAAGCGGCAATCTGGTGGAACAGAGGTCTAGAAAGTGAATGAGCAACAGAAAGAGAGGATACGGGGCTACGCATTGCTACGGTTGCCTTTGCGCCACCTGCGCCAACAGCGTAGAACTGCTATCGTGGTATCTTACCATTGGGGAAGCAAAAGAACCGTGCTTCAGCTGCGATGAGTGCCGTCACTATGATGGGGACACCATGAAGCACAATCAATGGCACGACACCTGTCCGCACTACATCGAAGCGAAAAAAGCTGTAGAAGTAAGGGCGCGTGAAGCGGAAATAAGAGCGCAGAGAATCCGCGCCACGTTCAAAATCATCGATGGAGGTGACAGCAGATAGGGACAAAGTTCTTGAAACTCTGCGAGAGGAGGTTGCGTATGTACACAAGAGAGCACAGGCAGAAAAAACCACTCCATATCTGCGGCACCTGCCTTTGGTATGACCCATTGGGGCATCTGTGCCGCAATGGGAAAAGTGTCAGAGACTGGGATGATGTGGAAAGCCGGGACGGGTACAAAAAGTGGGAATTGGACGCGGAGGGAACGCTATGACTAATGGTGACAAGATACGTGCCATGAATGTTGAGGAACTGGCAGAGTTCCTGAAGCAGGTTCATGAGAACCCATGTGAAGCGTGCTGCGGTAATCTGGAACGCTGCCAGCGGAACAATGCTTGGGAGCCGGTGTGCGAAAAGCATTGGCTGGATTGGTTGAGATCGGAGGTAAAATCATGAACGCCGTCATCAAATACCCTGGCGCAAAGTGGTCACTGTCCCACTGGATTATCAGCCACTTCCCGGCTCACCACAGCTACTTGGAACCTTTCTTCGGTTCTGGTGCTGTTCTATTCACAAAAACCAGAAGTGCCATTGAGACAGTCAATGATCTGGACGGCGATGTAGTGAACCTGTTCCACTGGATACGCACGGACCCGGAACGGCTGGCCCAGGCTATCTACTGGACACCCTATGCCCGTGAGGTTTACGACCAAGCCTGGGCCGCCCAATATACTGAAACTGACAGTTTCCAGCGGGCGGTTGATTTCTACGCCCGGATGATGATGGGGCACGGGTTCCGAACTACCGGCGAAAAGGTGGGCTGGAAGAATGATGTGCAGGGCCGCGAGGCAGCTTATGCTGCCACCTATTGGTGCAAGACGC